TCTGGCGTTGCAGAAGTTGACCTTACAAATACCATTTATTTGGGTGATACATATACAATTACGGCTAGTGCAACTTTGACCATTGAGCCTGAAAAGACTTATATTTTAGCGACTCAGCAACCAGCAATAGCTACAACCACAAACAACCCACAGGCAATGCTTAGATGGTCAAGTGATGGTGGTTCTACATGGTCAAATGAGCATTGGACAAGTGTTGGTCAACTTGGAAAGTACACAAATCGTGCCATTTGGCGCAGATTGGGGACAGCCCGTGACAGAATTTTTGAAGTTTCTGTAACTGATCCTGTGAACTTTGTCATTATTTCGGCAAATCTTAAAGTACAAGGGGCAGAAAACTAATGGCTACGTCTGGACTTTCAACCACACAGCAGATAAATCCTTATCCACAATCAGTTTTTTTGGATGGGGCGACTAACCGCCCTACGCGGTCATGGCAACAGTTTTTTCTTAACTTGTTGAATTTTAGTTCTGCTACGACTGCAACGGCCGGGTCTGCAACGCTACCCGCTAACCCTGTTGGGTTTATAAATATCACGGTAAATGGTCAGGCGTTTAAAGTGCCTTACTACAATGTTTGAGAAAGCCTAAATTATGGACAACCTAATAAATTCACTTGTTGGCAATTTTGTCGCTAACGCTGGTAATGCGGATATGACCAAAGTTACTGATTACCAAGGCAAGACTTATGACCGTGATGCGCTTTTGGCTTTGTCAAAACAGGTGGCGGGTTCAATTGACGCAAATGCTATAAAAGGCGGTGTGTTTAGCACTAAAGGTGAAAGTGTTGGTTTTAACTACGATGAAGCTACAAGGCTACTAGGCCATCCCCCGTCAGCGGCTGAACAAGTTATTTTGGATATGTCGCGCCATCTTTTAAATGAAGGCGTAACAGATTTAAACCAAGCTGATGCGTCAACTACAAACAGGCGTTTTGGTTCTACTTACACGGGCGGTGGTGGCACAATTTATGAACTTAAAAAGGATGCCGATGGCAAGCCTGTTATTTCATCGTGGAGTAGAGACACAAGCGACAAAAAAGCCATCATAGGTGGTTTAGCGCTTGCGGCATTAGCATTTGGCATTCCCGGAGTGACAGAAGGATTGCTTAGTAGCGCACCCGCTGGCTCAACATTGGCAACCGTTGGCGCAGAAGCGATTGGAACTGGTGCTTTAACAGCCGCAGAAACAACCGCTTTAGCTAGTGGTAGCACAGGACTTACCGCTGGTAGCAGTCTTAGTGGATTAACAGGCGGTAGCAGTCTTAGCGGTGTAACTGGAACTTTAGGCGCTACAAATGCGGCTCTTGGTAATGCGGCTCTTGGTACAACATTGGCGGGTGCTTCTACGCTTCCTCTTGGCACAACATTGGGCGCTTTAGGGGCGGCTGGTGCGGGTAGTTCATTATTAGGTGGTGCGGCCGCTGGTTCTGCTTTAGGAACTACTTTAGGTCAAGGTTTAGCCTTGAATGCTCTTGGTACTGGTCTTGGTGCTATTGCAAATCAAGCGGGTATAAGCAACGCAAGAGATGCAATTGTTCAAGGCGGTGCAACAGCAAACACCCAACTTAATAACGCTTACACAAATGCTCAAAACTTAAACACGGCTAACACCACAGCTTTAGGTAACAACTATCAAAACCTAAACAATAATTTAAACAGAACATTAAATTCTCAATATGATATTTACGACAGAACAAATCAAAGTCTGTATAACAACTATTCAAATTTAGGTACTAATTTAACTAACACGTTAAGTGGTCAAGTTGGTCAGTACAACACAGCTAATCAAGGCATCAAAGCAAATGCCGCAACACAATTAGGTTTGTTGGGTAGCACTTATCAAGGTCAAAAAGATCAAGCCGCGGCTAATGCAAATGCTTTAAATGCCAACTACGGTAATGCCCGTGGTGACTTATATGATATTTACAACCAACAAGTTGGCATTCAGCAACCTTATCAAAATGTTGGTCAAGCTGGTTCTGAAGGTTTAATTAATAACCAAGACTATTTGACCCGCCAGTTCAATGCAAATGATTTAAATTCTAATTTAGCGCCTAACTACGCATTTCAATTGCAACAAGGTCAAATGGCTAACCAACGCCTTGGCAACATGGGTGGTGGTGCAATAGGTGGAAACGTGGCAAGGGGTTTGCAAGACTACACGCAAAACTATGCTTCAGGCGCTTATCAAAATGCGTTTAACAACTTTAATACGCAACGCCAAAACATCTATTCCACATTGGCTGGCATGGCTAACATTGGCACAACGTCAGGCGGTCAATTGGCAAGCCTTGGCAATACTTTAGGCGGCAATTTAGGTTCTTTGTCTAATACTCTTGGTGGCAACCTTACAAGCAATACAGGCAATTTGATAAATGCTGGTACTGCTTACGGCTCTAACACCGCTGGCGTGACAAACAACTTGAACAATGTGTTGTCATCTAACCTTGGTCAATTGCAAGGCGCTTATAACCAATATGGTAGCAATTTGACAGGCGCTTCCAATACTTATGGCGGCAACATAGCAAACAATGCTAACCAATTGCAGGGCGCTTACAACCAGTATGGAAGCAACTTAACAGGCGCTTCTAATACTTATGGTGGAAACCTTACGACTGCGGCTGGTCAAGGCATCAATGCCGCAAACGTATATGGTTTGAATTCTGCTAATCTTGCAACAGGCATAGCGGGTGCATTGGCTGGCAATGCTTCAGCAAGTGGCGCAAACAATGCAACGGCTTTAAGCAACCTTGGCAATACTGCTTTGCTTGGTTCTATGATCAGAGCGACATAAGGATAAATCATGGCTGACTTTCAAATGAACGTAAATTACGCCAAACCCCAAGTAACAAGCCTTGGGGATATGGTAAACATGGCTAGTGGTATTCAAAACTACCAACAAGCGCAACAATTAAATCCTTTGGCTTTGGAAAAAGCACAGATTGAAAACCAAGTTTTAAAGCAAAAAAATGATGAGCGTTTAAGACTTCAGGAATTTACTAACAACCCTTTAAACTGGCAGACTAATGGCCGCATTGACATGGACAAGATCAATGCTGTCATTCCTAAAATTGCTCCGTTGACAGGCGCTGATGTGATCAGTTCATTAAGTGGATTAAGCAAAAGCCAAACTGATGCAACAACAGCAAAAAATTCAATGACACAAGGTATGCGGCAAATTGTTGCTGGCCGTTTAGGAATCTTAGGACGTATGGGCATTGATGATCCACAAACAATTGTGGGCGAATTAGACCGTCTTAAAAATGAAAACCCTGATAGCCGTGAAGTGCATGATTTAATTGAGGCTTACAAATACCCATTAAGCAAAGCGCAACGTGGGCCTAATGTTTTAAAAGACTTGATTGCACAAGAGCAATCTTTATTGTCGCCAGCGCAAAAAGAAACTGCATTAACACCAAGCATTAGCACAACTGCACAAGGTCAAACAATACTTACTCAGCCAAGCGTGGCGGGTTCTAAGCCTACAGCTACTGTTGGTGTTGCGGCTGGTCTGCAAAACACGCCACAGCAAGATGGTGGCACTATGGGTCAAAACCCTGTTGTTGGCAATTTGCCATTGCCTTACCCTATTAGAAAAGCCTCACAGCCTTACGCGCCAGAGCCTACAGAGGCCGCAGACCAAATAGCGGGTCAAGGCTACCGCAACCGTTTAATAGAGGCTCAAGGCGGTTTGCCACAAAGCCGAAGGAATGTTGAGGAAGTAATTAAACAAGCCACAGGCATTGGTGAAGATTTAATGTTTCCCGGAGGCGGTGTTTTTGGTCGTTTAGAACAAAGAGTGCTTTCGGCTATGAAAAGCGATCAATACGATATGCTTGCCAAAGACTTGGCTAACATGGCTTTGTCAAACACAAAGGCTATGGGTGGCGTTGGCAATACCGTGGCTGGTTTGGATATGCAAGCCGTAGCAAACGGCACAGTCAAAGTTCCAACAAGTGTATTGATCAACATTGCCCGTAGGGTTCAAGCCGATCAAACCAATATTGATATGCAAGCTAATGGCGCACAGAAGTTTGCACAACAATATGGCGACAACAACATTAAGGCTTATCAGCAATTGTGGAATGCCAACGCTGACACTAAAGTTTTTGAAGTTATGAACATTTATAAGGACATAACTGATCCAACTAAACGTAAGTTTGAAATTGAAAAACTGTTAGGAAGTGACCCCGCAAAGCGTCAAGAGTTTTTTAATAAGTATCAGAACATTAAGAAATTGTCTGAAACTGGAGGCTTGTGATGGATGAACTTGGCGCACTCATTTTAGGCAAAGCGCCTGAATCTGGCTCAAATGCCCCTGTAAAAAAATCAACTACAGTCTCAAAAACGCAGTTTGAACGTGATCAAGAAGCATTGACAATTCTTCAAGGCGAACTTACAAACGTCCAAAATCAGTTAAACAAAACAAATGATCCTCAACAAAAAAGACGGTTGCAAGGTGATGCAGAATCTTTGCTGAAAGAAATTTCACGAAAGTCTAAAACACCACTAGCGCCACAACAAACACAACAAGCCCCACAAGATGACTTAGGGGCAATGATTCTTGGCAAGCAAACCCAGCCAAGCCAGCCAGTTCAACCAGTTCAACCAGTTCAACAAACTCAACCAAGCACATTAAGTGGTGAGGTTAAACCGCTTGCCGGGCCAAAACTTGAGGGAACGTCATTAGGCCGCATGGCGGGTAATTTCTTAGGTCAAGTTCAAGAAACCAAACGTAATTTTGGTGAACGGGTAGCGGGTGCAGTTGATACTTTGTATGGCGTTGTTCCCGCTGTTTACGGTGCTGGTGTTCAGGCTTTGGCTAGGACATCAAACACACCACAAGAGGCAGAACGTATTGGTCAACAAGCCGCGGCTACTATTGACAAACCAATGGGCAAAGCGTTTGGCATAACAGGCAAACAAACATACCAGCAACCTTTAGGCGGTGTTACA